CTCGAAAGTCGACAAATGTCGGCCGCCGTTGATACTTCTACAATCCCATCTCGTGGGTTTGCGCCGTGCACTCCTCTATGCCACTTTACGGATGTGACATGCGGTATGAGCCGCTGGGATATAAGGAAAACTCCTCTTCTAACTTCCGAAGCAGTTTGAAAACAAAAATCAAAAATTCCACTGCTTTTAAATAAAACGCTGTCAAGGGATAACAAATGCACTGCCGACAAGGCCATCCCATGGTCCTAAAGTGAGATTCTCCCAAGGGAAAGTCAAACCACACGGGACTTGGACAGTGGCAGGCGTAAAATCAGGAACAACACGGGCGCCTGCTGAAGGTGGAGACTTACCAAGCAACTTGGCAAGACCGTCAAAATGTGACGAATTGTCACTAAAATTAACAGAAAAAGTTGTGCCGTAATTACGCGGGCCGTGACCAACGTCATACTGGCCTATAGGAGGACTATCGGGCACAGACACGACGTTGTAACGGTTATAAGTGCTTTGCACATTACCATCCCATTGGACGGTAGTGAGGTCAGCAAGAAAACTGGCGTCGCTAAGATCATCTTGGACAGTAACCTGAGGCAACGTGCGAACTGGCACTTCATAAGGTTTGAAAGTAATACCCAAAATTCGAGTATAATCATCCTTACTAAATCCTGCCGTTGAAAGGGAAAAACTAGGATTAGCTGGATTACTAGAAGTACAATGAAAATTAATATCATTTTGAGTTATGTTAGACTTGTGCGTGGCACCAGTAGTAACCCAGATACTGCCCGGAACTGGAACTGTGATAGAACCGGCATGATTGTAAAGGGCCGAAGGGCCAGAAAAGACAGACATACGAGGAACACCCATAACGTAGGCCATCCTAAAAGTGTCGCCCGCCGCAGCATAAACAATGGGCGTGACAGTTTTTGGTGTCTCCGGACTAATTGGTTCACTACTAATATAGGCACTCCCTGGATCGTAATAGTGACTTGCAAAAATCTTATTAGGTCTTGGAATTAAACAAAAATTGTACTTGGTGATGAAAGGGACCTGTGCGTCGATAACACCAACAGTGGCATTAGTCTGCTGCACAGGAACAGTGCCGGACATTTGGGATCGGAATGGGGAAATGAGCCCAGAAAAATTGGCCTCATCAATATCTTGAGGCGCATACATCATTATCTTGGCTTGATCGCCAAAAACTCGAAACCTAACGGGGCCTTTCCAACAGCGATAAAGTTTGCTGTAATAAGCAATAGGGCCATTAGTACCAACCATGATATCAGATATTTTGATGGCGCCACTACTGATACCAGTAGGATCGGAATTCAAAGCTGCAGAACGTTTTAAACAGTCACGAATGGAACGCCAAGAACCATCTGTTAACACAGTGGAACTATCGTTGGGTGCGACAACAGTCTGTTCCGTCGCATCATCGGCTGCGGTATCAGGAGCAGGATCACCAACCAACTCCTGAGACTGCACCTTGATGTCTCCATCATCAGTACGACTAGGTACAACGCCGCCTAGAAAAGGTGTAACATCGGCATCTCCGCCACCATAAAATTTGAGCTCAAAATCATCACCAGAACACAAATAAATGTTCATGTCAATAGATTGGGCAACAGTTTCAGTAACTACAAGAGGATTAACAATGCGCAATGACCACTCTCCCATTGTCTGATCTGAAAGAGGACCAGAACCATGAGGAACATCAAGCCACGCTGTAGGCGCTCGATAGGGAACTTCCACCTCAAAAGTGTTTTGCTCCGCCGAAATATCGAATACCTGAGCGTATTGACCAAAAGAATTGGCCAAATTGGACTCATTATGCGTTCCTCCATAGTGAGTGACAAAAGCTACACGCATAACATGAATCTTGGAAACAATGAACTCAAATTTATATTTTAGGGAACCTCTCCACAGTGCCCACGGAATAGAACAATACTCCATAAGACTAGGTTGAATTACATCACCACCAAGTGCCGCACGCAATTTAGGGGCGCATGTTAAAGGGCCATAAGCCAAAATGCTGCCAACTGGAGTGTTATTTGCGATTTCTACAGTAGAATCCCAAGTCCACTTAGTAGTAAGATACTTCATATCATTCTCATCAACAGTGGTGGCAACTTCTCTCGGATGCAATTCAGCACATCCTCCAGGATCCAGTTTCAGGACATTGCAATAATCAATGTTCTTACCATTCGCTAAGTCCGGATACTTCATCTGGCGAAGAGGAGTATAATTAACACCTATGTTAGGCCTATCCAAACCCCCAACGCTACCTTTCTGCTTAGACTCCATGGCATCAGCCATCGAAGAAACGTCTACCATACCGCCGGAAACGTGGTCTACATTAATATTAGTTACCTTAGAAGCTACACCACCTTGTACTTTGATCAGACCTCGAGAGTCAAAATTGGCACTGATAGTATTGCTAAGAACGGGGTCAATGACCTTAAACTTCGCATCCGGAAATGACACAAATACAGAAACATCAGCAACTTGCTGAGGAGCTGTCGCATCTGGTGTTGTTCGAAGCTGATTAAAAACAGTGAGCCTAAACAGGGACAGAGGAATATCTGCTGTTTTGGTCATTGCCTCGTAGACTTGACAATAAGGCACAACAAGAGTTTTAGAACTTGTTGTGCCTGCTCTAATCTGCAGATTGGGCAAAACTGATTTATCCACTAAAGTATCGGCAATGACTTCATCCGATGTCGACAATGGTGCATGACTGGCCAAAAGCATGCCTTGTTGGAAACTATTACTTTGGACAAGAATGCGAACGTGAACGTCGCCAATCCAGTACACGAATCGCTCAAAACCAGTCTTTATAGTCTGCGAATTGAGAACGTCAAAAGGCAAGGAAGCTGCAAAAATATCAGAATTTCGTCCCTGAGCAGTGGTCCATTGAAAACTGGCTACCAGCTGTTCCCTTCTGGCAAAATCCTGAAAAGTTAAAGCTTTCTCCTCAACTGCGTCCGTCAAGGGTCTAGAGATCATAGGACGACCACCAGAAGACACAGTGGGAGCTTCAGAATTATCGAAACCAACCCCAGCCTTAGCTTTGGGATGTTCTGCAGATTGGACCTTAATACTTTCGCCATCCAAGTCACAATAAATTAAATGTTCAAATTTCATTAGTGTTATACAGCCCAATATTTCTCTACTTACGGTTACCCTCTCCCCATTTATGCAGTTATCCGTCAACGCTGAACAGCTCGGGGCCACACTAAGGGAGTTTGTCTGACATTGCGACACGATTACGGTGCCGGGGATTACCCTTATCGTAGGTAGGGCAAGTTAAACAAGTTGCGGACGCCTGCCGTTAGGTGGCTGGGGTCTGCGGGGAAGTGTGTAATCGAGCAAAAGCTCGACGTCTGGACCAGTAATGTCAGGCTCGAGAGCGTCTTTGATAAACCTGCTCTCGCAGTCAAGATACGAGATCAAATGACCTGTAAAACCTTGTTTACGTAGCGTGCTTTCAAGTTTTCGTTTCCAAAGCCCGAAACGGACTGGACCAGAAGTGTAAAGGCGCATCAAGCAAGCGTTAGCGTTGATCACAGAAGCCTCCATAGTGTCCAGCTTATCGCTGACATACATAAGCATCTTCTGGATCGATCGCTCTTCAGCGAAATGCATGTACTTAACGCCGGCAATGCGGCTAGAGATGACGGTAGTACCTTTAAGAAACTCCACATCAGTAATGGGTTTGAAATCAGCAGTCACCTCATCGGTCTTGTTGGCAGCAGTATATTTGTACCCATAGCGGGCCATCACTTCTTGATGGACACGAGCGTTGAAATACTGCTGAAATTCGGGCGCGACGGTGTAAGCATTATCGTCGCCCATTATCATCACGCGAACCATCGCATCAAACGTGGCGTTGTTGGCATACTTGGCCATGAGCTCGTGTTCACTGAGACTAACGTGCCAAGTGTAGCGCAGGAGCACATTGCCCCAAAAAGTATTAATGATGGCCGTGATGAAGTTGCCAGAAGCATTTCCATAATGCTTCATGTACACATCGCGTCCTAGCCTAACATAGGCATGCAAAGCGGAGAGCAAAAGAGCCTTGCGGGCACGATAACTCTCAACTTCGTTCGTCGCCTCGGACCAAGTCCAATGAACGCCAAAAGACGAAAAGAACTGCCCATCGTCAACAGGCTGCTCAAACTGACCGTTCGAGTCTTCATAAAACTTGGTTACAGTCTCGAGAAACGCCTCGTAAGCCTGGGGACCGATGATTCCTTCGTAGCCAGAATAATCCCCATCTGCGCCAAGGTCACAAACCTCAAGAAACCTCTTAAGCATGCGGTCCCAATCACGAGAATAAACGTTCATGCCAATGGCTGAGAATCCCCCATTTTTTGATATTGCGTGAAAGTAGTTAGCATAAGCACCAAAATAAATTCTATACAATATCAGCAAATGAACGGGGCCAACGCAAATGACGCGTGTCTTGGGGCAAAAGGGGGCAGGACCTTCAAGCTTTTCAATAGGCCGACCCTCAGATTTTCCGGAATAAGTCCAGATGGGTTTAATGGCCAATCCCGATCGAATGCGCTCGTCGCTCCAAACCAAATGCTCAGCCAGTGGCTTGTGGCTAAGCTGGTAAGTGCCATTGTCTCTCTGGTCGAATAAAAATCGTTTGCCGGACGTGGCACCCCAAGGCTTGTGATTAATCCATGGGTGTCCGGCAGATGGAGCCATTGCCATAGAATTGAGATTGGCAAAATCTTCAGAACCGTTGATGGCTTCCTCCAGTGTGAGGTTCCTGCGAACAAAATTGTCACACGAATTGGTGGCCATAATCTCTTCGGTAGTTCCGTCCACACAATTTCGGAGAATAACGGGGTCAAGGGGCTTATAGCCTTTACACTTCTTTAATTCGTTATGGTAAACATCTTTCATTGTGTGACCATTAAGCCGAACATCAGAATCGTGCATAACTGCCAACCCCACAGCGGGATTCAGGCCCTCGACATTGCCATTAAAGACAGAGGGCCTGAAACCAGTTTTTGTTGGCATTGGGGAGGCCTTGCCCGACAAAGTCCCTAGAGGAGTATAATCAGGAATTTGCGGCGGAAGATTCATCTGATCAATCGTCCAGGGAATGGGACCAGAATCGACTATGATTTCCGCAAACTTGGATAGCATGCTCTCGACAACCTTACGGTCCAAAGGAATAGCAAAGCCGCTCTGGTTGTTGTATGTTGACCCGAAATGGGTGCCAACGATCTTGTTGGGTGACTTGGTGTGCCGCAAAATGAGACTCCCGCAAGAACCATCCTCGAGACCAGGATGATACTGAAAAGCAGCTGGCACATAGCCATTAGCAACAACTCCCTTCGCACCCATAGAAGAGACGAAAGTGCGCCTTTCTCTTCTTAAGGTTGCAAATCCGAGGTGGGAATACTTAACATTCCCTTTGCCATCGGTTCGCGCGATACTCAAGTCTGCATTTGTAATGCCAGCTAATTCCTCTGACGTTAGGAAATAGCGAGTCAGGTCTTTGCTCGGCGGTACGTAACACCCGAGGTCGTACATACAAAGCTCATAAGTCTCATCGCCATCGGTGGTTACCACCAATTTGGTTTGGTCGAACGGAATCTTGTATTTTTGACCCCTCAAATGAATGGAGAAAATCTCTCCCTCATGCATCCACCTATAACCCTCCTCGACATTTCGTCGGAAAAAATGGGTAGTGGTGCACAAAATAGAACCCTTGGCGATAAAGCCCGAAAGGGTTCCAACGCTATTATGGAGAATGACGGTGTTGTTTCTCACTCTCTCATAAATACCGCCGTAAGCCTTTTCGTCCCCAAACATCTCTGTATCTGACTCGTCCAAATCGCCAGAAGCGGCGGACAAGTATTCTTCATCTGTTGAGGATTCAAGGTTCTCGTCGAATGCGTTGTTGACACGTAACTTGCTTCGCCTTAAAGTTTTCTCCATTCGGCGTTTTCTTTGGTTGCGTGCCTTTATTTGTTTCTTCGTGTAAGCTTGAAGGTCGACTACCTCACCAATTTGGGCTCCTCCATTATCGTCCTGAGTCGAAAGATAATTCTTGAGCCCCATGGCACAAGTAATCGCTGTAACCAAGCCTACAACAGTAGCGGTCAGCGTGCCCCAAGACCTCATATCAAAGCCGATTTTGTTCAACAACCATTCTTCGATAATGGCGGCCTTGTGCGACATCCATTCCTCCATAGAATTTTCACAAGAAGGCAAGCACACGGGCTCCGACTCGGCGTCGGATTCGACAATGTTCTTCAGATCAGGTTCTAAGTCCTTCCAAGTATAAAGATTCTTCTTCATCCAAGACTCCTCTGCAATTCCACGCGCATTCTCCCCACGCGAAATAACACCGTCAATAATCAAATTATCACGGTGCTTGTAGCGCATAGCCTGAAGAAGGGAATACATGGATTTGTGTTCCTCTGGCGAAAAAGCAGAGATTTGAGTGTTCTTAAAAGAATCACTCATATGAGGTGCCCACTCAAAATGAGGGGTCAACATCTTGGACTCAACCAAATACTTGACCTCAGTATAACGCTTGGAGCAATAGGCCAGTTGCTTCAGTGCATCGGATGTGGACTCAGCACGGACAAATTTCCCGAAGAAATACTTATTGCTGATGCGACGTTCAACAGCCCATAATTTCTTAATGTCAGAACTATCCAAAAGCCTGACATAGCCATGATCTGATTCTGCATCACCTTCCTTGTTGGCTAAAATATAGTCCTGGACCAATATAGCTCCCTCCGAGGAAAGGTTTCCTTGTTTTTGATACATGCTGGGATTGGTGTCACTCCCCCGCATTAGTGTCAAAATCAAATCGCTATGGGGTCTTATGTTAGCAATATAACGACGCGTAGCGTTGATAGCCTTCTTGTGTCCCTCCTTAGTTCTGTTTTTCCGATGAACCTCAAATCGCTCATCAAAAGCGCTTTTGTGTTCTCCGGAATTAACGACGATGTCATCCTCGTCATCAAAAAGGCCTTTGCAATGGGCTACCATCTCTGCTGTGGCAACCTTCAAATTTTCATGTTCTTGCTTGGCTTTAATCAAAGAAGCGCGCATCATTATGATGAGTTGCCGAAAATCTAGCACCTCAATATCCTCCCGTTTGCCCTGGACAACTCGGTAACGGTGGAAAACCAAATGAGGGCAAGTATGAGCGATACCAGATGCACGTAACTTAGCCACATCCAAGCGGCCAAAACCGTCGTCATATTCGGGAACAAGTTTAGCTTCGCAACATATCTCAAATCTCCTTGCGATAGCATCGTGGTGGTCTACTCCTGGAAAAGGCTTTTGGAGGCCAAAATTGGAATTGGCCAAAATGGCTTTGGACCCAAAAGTGATGCCTTTATCGGGCAGAGCAGCCATCGACAACTGTACCACCTCAGTAGAAATCAAATTCAACAACTCACAATTGAGTCGTTTGGTCTGATCCGTGGTGGTGGCATTTAAGTCATTAAGTCTGCAAACGGCCTGATATTGATATCTGTTCCAGTGTTCCTCGGTCGGGTTTCGCGCCCATTGACGTTGATGAGGAGGAAGCTCAGAAAACAAAATTTCTGGAATCATGTTGCAAAGTTCGGATTTGCCTATTCCGGCCTTCCCTTCGATGTACCACCCAACGGTACGAATGCGAA